AACTATAATGTTGCACACGCTAGTGGAAATCAAATACAAATTCATTCTGGGGCAAACACCTCAAATGTTACTATATTGTGTAGAGACCAAAGCAACTCTAATGAAGATGTTGACCCTGCATTTTCTAACATACACGGAGACCTCGCATAATGGCTGGAAAAATTGTAGCAGACCAACTAGAACACAGCACCGCTGGGTCGCTTGATACGCAGTACGTTGTGAATGGTAGCTTAAAGCAATGGATAAATATGGATGGTGAAAGCACTATTTCAACACGAGATAGTTTAAACAATTCTAGCCTTACAGATAATGGAACAGGTAACTATACTATTACACACACCAATAGCTTTTCTAGTGTAAACTATGCTCCTGTAATTGGTACGGGTAAATCAGGAATAAGGGCATATCCAGATATAGCAGATAGCGGTACTATTCAAGCGGGTCAATATGGAATAATTGCCTCAAACCAATCAGGCAATCTAGTTGACGCTAGTGTATGCACAGGACACGCTGCGGGAGATTTAGCATAATGGAAACACCAGAATTTCAAGGCACACACCTATTTGACAGACTATGCTGGGCTAAAGAAAACCTTGAGCCGCATCAGTCAGAGTACCGTGTTGTCTACGAAGACAGCATAGACGAGTGTGCCAAGATACTTGTACCTGACCCCAACTGGATGGCAGCAGCGATGCAGGGCGGCATACTTCCCCCTGTTTGGGTATACTGGGAACTTGCCAAGGACGAAGCGCAGCCCGACTTCAAGAAACATACTCGTGGCTATCTGTTGCACAACACAGAACCAATGGAAGCCATGACAGAAGAACAGGCGATTGAGTACCTGATTATGAAAGACTGCCCCCAGCACGTTTGGCGGGAATGGAATACAGGCAATAAACCTAAGATGGTTATTTGCCGCAAGGAACAGTTACCAAGCACTAGAGAGTGGCGCAATGCTTGGAAGATAACTGAAGAACTAACCGTCACTGATTTAGAAGCCTAAGAGGAGAAACCTAATGGCAACAACATACATCGTAGACAAGGACGGGAATCAGATAGATGCTTCTGCGGCAACCGTTCCTTCTGACCGTCACTTTCGTGGTGCATGGTCATTAAGTGGCAGTGTCATCTCAGAAGATATGGACGCAGCCAAAGAAATCTTCAAGGACAAAATCCGTGAATTTCGTGCGCCTCTGCTTGAAGCAGAAGACGTGGTGTACATGAAAGCACTTGAAGCCGGTGACACAGATGCACAAGCGGCTAGTGTTACTAAGAAAAATGCCCTTCGTGATGCCCCAGCAGCATCTGCAATTACTAATGCAGATACAATCGCAAAGCTAAAGGCAGCTTGGGATACAAGTGTACTTGGTGATAGCCCTTACGCATAATGCGTGGGGCTTCCCCTATTTGGAGTAGGTAAATGGCGTTAACTAAAGTTAGAGCAGGTGGGTATGCCGCTGGGGGTATTATTCAGGTGCAATATACACAGTACTCAAGTACAACCAGCACCTCTTGTGCAGATGCAACTAATGTGTCATTAGACCACCTAGCTGTAAATATTACTCCTACATCTACAAGTAGTATTATTATGCTTGAAGCCCAATTATGTGGTGAATGGAACGCAATGACTGCTGCTTATAATAGCACTTGGTTTTTTTACAGAGACTCAACAAAACTAGGTCAGGCTGCAGCAGGAAGTAGGAATGTTGGTATTTTTATGGGTACACCTATTACTATTTCAAGTGGGAATCAAGACAGCACCCCTGAAGGTGTGTTTTACAGTTACTTTGATGCGCCTTCCACAACTAGCCAAATAACTTACAAAGTAGGAGTAAACGCAAGTGATAATGCTACTTCTACTTGGTATACAAATAGAACAGTTAGCGATACAGACACTAAATATTATGAGCGAGGTATTTCGCTTATTCGGGCAACAGAGATAGCGGGGTAATCAGATGCCATACATAGGTAAATCCCCAGAGTTCGGTGTTCGCAACCGCTTTGTCTACCAAGCAACTGCTGGTCAGACTAGCTTTAGTGGTAGTGACGCAGACAGTAAGACACTGACCTACACAGATAGCTTGTACCTAGACGTGTATCAGAATGGTGTGCTACTTAAACCGGGTACAGACTATGCCGCTACAACAGGCACTAGCGTTGTGCTGGTTACAGGGGCATCCCTGAATGACGTAGTTGAGATGGTAGTCTACGATGCGTTCAGCATTGCCAACTCGTACACCAAGACGGAGAGTGATACTCGCTACCCATTCAAGGGCAACAACAGCATAATCCGTCTGAATGGTCAGACCATCAGCGCAGACATTACGATTGACAGCGATGAGAATGGCGTAAGTGCAGGGCCAATCACACAGTCTGCTACCGTGACTGTTAACGGGTATTGGAGCATCGTATGACCAGTGTACTGAATGTAGATGAGATTGCGGCAAAAGATGGTACGTCACCTGTTGCGTTGACTAAGCAGGAAGCACTTAAATTTTGGGTTACTTATGATGCTGTAAATCAAGTTACCAAAGGTTCATTAAATCAAAGTAGTTTAACAGATGAGACAACTGGCAGATTTCACTCTTCTGTTACAAACTCCTTTAGTTCCGAAACAAATAAATGTGCGGTAACAGACGTTAATAATACCTCTAATAACACTGCAAATAATATTGGAGAAACAAGAGGTGGAATGATTACTGGTATAGGAACTTCAACCAACGGCACACACAGGGCGTTAAGCGCATCTGAAATTCAATTTTATTCTAACTATGGTTCAAGTAGCAGTTCAGATGGGGCGGGTAGAGAACTTCTCAGCCATTACGTTATGATGATTGGAGACCTCGCATAATGGCAAGCATACTTAAAGTAGATGACCTAAGAGGTAACACAGCGGCTGGCAACATTACGATTACCAGCGAGGGTGGTGCTGCGACTATGCAGTTACAGCAGGGGTTGGCGAAGTCTTGGGCTAATTTTAATGGAACTGGTACTATTGCACTAACTGACAGTTTTAATGTGGCAAGTTTATCAGACGAGGGAACAGGTGAATATGAAACTAATTTTACTAACAGTATGAATAATGGAGATTTTGCAATCCATGTTACTTCGGACGCCAACAGTTCTAACGATGGCTTTAATAGAACAGCAGGGGGGTCAAATAACACTACCGCAAAAGGACATGCAAGGCATTATGAAGCAGGTAGCATAACAGATACATCATTGATGATTACTACAGTACACGGAGACCTCGCATAATGGCAAGCGAACTGAGAGTAAACACCCTGAAGGATGCCAGCGGTAACAATTCTGTTGCCATGAGTACGGTTTCAAACGGCACTCCAAAAGGATATGCGTACTGGAATCAAGAGACTCCGGGTCTTACAGATTCATTAAATGCAAGTTCTTTAACAGATTCAGCTACGGGAGTTGGTGGTATAAATTGGTCCTCTGCAATGAGTAGTGCTTCTTATATGTGTACTACAGGTGCGCCTACTGTTTCAGCTAGTAATGTATATGGTTCAATGGCATTAGATGATGGTGTCTATGCTTATCAAACAAAAACCACAACTTTTTGGCCTTTTAATACTCTGTATACAGAATCGGGAGCAGCCTTTAATGATTCAAGAGGCTCTATATGTTCCGCAATGGGAGACCTAGCATGAGTAAAGCAGCAGAACTAGCCGCACTGATAGGTTCGCAAACAGCCCTGTCAAACAGGAATCTGATTATCAATGGTGCGATGCAGGTGAACCAGAGAAATGCTACGACAACTGCAAGCGGTTATACAGTAGATAGATTTAATTTTGTAAAATCAACAAACTTTGACGAATTGGTTATGGCTGTAACTCAAGATACTGACACACCCTCTGGTCAAGGGTTTTCCAATTCTTTAAAAATTGCTATTACGACAGCAGAAAGCGCAATAGCGTCAGATGAAGTGGTGTACCTTGACCAAAGAATTGAGGGTCAAAATCTTCAACATTTAGGTTTTGGAACTTCATCAGCAAAAAGTATAACTTTATCTTTTTTTGTTAAATCTCCTTTAGCTGGGAAACATTCTGTACTATTTTATGACGCCACTAATACTCGCTCTAATTTACAGGCTTACACAGTTTCTTCTGCTAATACTTGGGAAAAAATAACAATTACCATTGACGGAGACCAATCTGGTGGTTTTGCTAATACAAATGCTTCTGGATTAATTATATTCTTTCCTTTAGCTGGAGGGTCTGATTACCACGGCACTCCCCACACTGGCTGGGGGGCTTATACTCAAACAGATGATTTTATGTTTAGCGACCAAGTTAATCTTGCTGGACAGACAGGAAACTTTTTCCTCACAGGCGTTCAGCTTGAGATTGGAGAAGTAGCAACCCCGTTTGAACACGAAGATTTTGGAACGACACTAGCGAAGTGTCAGAGGTACTATGATAAATCCTATGCTATTGGAACAGCCGCTGGAACAGCCACTTTTGACGGGGCTTTAATAGGCACCAAAGGTAACGGAGCTTTTGATTTACAAGCAAATTTTACTCAATCCATGAGAGCGGCACCAACGATTACTACATATAATCCAAATGATGGCACATCAGGAGAATTAAGAAATATTGCTGATGTAGGAAGTGATAATAATACATCAGTGGCTCAAATTTCAGAAAAAAGAGCTTTGATTTCTGGCACAACAGGTACTAATGACCATGTACTTTCAGTTCATTTTGAAGCAGTAGCGGAGTTGTAGATGGATATTACTTCAGCAAAATATATTCAATGGAAAAATAAAAACGAATCCATAATTATAGTTGTTAACGGCATAACCTCTTGTGTGCCTATTGACTCTAATAACACTGACTACAATGAAATCATGCGCCAAGTAAAGGCTGGCACGTTAACCATAGCGGATGCTGACTGATGGAACTAGACGGTATGATGTTCTGGAATGTTATACTGACCTTAGTTATTGCGCCCTTCTTCTGGGCGTTTCGTCAGATGTATGCAGAGGTTAAACGATTGCAGATACTAATCAACAAGACACGCGAAGATTACGCTACCCGTACAGAGTTACGTGAGA